ATTAGGGATATGCCAGAGGAAGAATATAAAAGGGTAAAGCACTCCTCCACCTTGACAGATTACTATGTAAAGGGTAAGTACCCAAAAGCAACTGCCATCTTTGAGCAATGCAGAGCGGTGCAGAAATTACTGTTGGTTACGTCTGATAATTACAGGACATTGCTTAGTAGCTTTAGGCAGGAAAGAATATTAGTAAGCCACATGGCTACATAAGATATTTGCAGACCGCAGGACAAAGTGATGTAGGTTGTAGGTTACATTTCTTTAAAATTACACTTTGTCGCGTTAGCGGATGAATTGGCAGCCTGGAATAGACAGGCATTTTTTTAAAATATAACACATTAACATGAAAGTAGAACTTTTAGAAATTTTTGGAGATGATAACATGGTAGTTAATGCTGCCAGAGTCTCATTTGGCAAAGAAGCAGCCAACTACTCCGAAGAAAACAATGCCAGGCTGATCAAGTACCTTGCCCAGCATAACCACACTTCCCCATTTCGCCATCCTCAGATACAATACCGCATAACCTGCCCTATCTTTGTTGAGAGGCAGTTGTTTAAGCACCAGGTAGGATTAACGGCAAATAGTATATCAGGAAGGTATGTAGATTTTGAAGACAACTATTATAAAATAGATAATTTTAGAATACAAAGCAAAAGCAGTAAGCAAGGTAGCGGAGAAGATTTACAACCATTTTATAACTACGAAGCACAAAGAATTCAAAACCTTGTAATAGATTATTGTTCTAATGCTTATAAAGAGTTGATTGAACTTGGTGTAGCAAAGGAACAAGCGAGATCTATTTTACCTTTAAATTTAGAAACTACTTTTATTTGGACAGGTAGTTTGTTAGCTTATATTAACCTATATAAACTTAGGATTACAAGAGACACACAAGTTGAAACAATGCAAATAGCTCAGGAAATGTTGCACCAATTAAAGTTAACTAATAAATTTATTCACTCTTTAGATGCCTTTCACTTATGACAGATGATTTGGAAAAAGAATTAAAAAAAATTATGAAAGTACCAGATGTTACAGTTGATGATTTGATGGAGGCATCAGGAAGAGGATTAAGATACAATGAAGGTAAACTTCGATATGACCTCATCCCAGCCAAGGCGAATCAGGAATATGCCAAGGTGCTAACCAAGGGCCTTGAAAAGTATCCACCTAACAACTGGGAAAAAGGTATGCCATGGACAGAAGTAATAGCTTCCGCAATGAGGCATCTTGAAGCCATACGACTTGGCGAGGACATTGACCAGGAGAGCGGATTATTGCACGCTGCACACCTGCAATGCAATGCGGCAATGTTGACTGAATATTATTTTACTAAAAAGGAATTTGATAACCGTAAAAAATACGATAAATGATTTTAACAGACCACAATATTATTGATGAGATGAACGAAGGCAACATTAAAATTGAGCCTTACAATCCTGCAAATCTTGGCACAAATAGTTATGACTTAACGCTTTCAAATACATTGGTATTATACACCGATAGGGTATTAGATGTAAAAAAGAAAAATCCATCCGCTCCAATGATTATTCCAGCTGAAGGCATTATTTTGCAGCCTAATATGCTATATCTTGCATCAACAATTGAATATACCGAAACGTTGCGCCATGTGCCAGTTATACAAGGTAAAAGTAGCCTTGGAAGGTTAGGTTTATTTGTCCATGTTACGGCAGGATTTGGCGATGTAGGTTTTAAAGGGCATTGGACATTGGAATTGGTTTGCGTTCAACCAATTCGCATATATGCAGGGATGAAAATCGCACAGTTAGTGTACAATGACATCAGCGAAATGCCAAAGATAAGCTATGACAAGAAAGTTGATGCTAAATACGCTAACCAAGGCGTTGATCCGCAACCATCACGTTATCACAAAAACAAAATAATATGACACAGGAAGAACAAAAATTATTTTTAGTTTCAGTTAGAAAAATCATTGTCACTATTGGCGGAGTGTTGACTGCCGCCTGGATTATTTACTATTTATACGACTTGTTATGGAAGTAGAAATTAAGAAATATATGATTCAATACGAAAACGGAAACAAAGTACTGGTGAGCGCAAACAACTTGGAAGAAGCATTGGAAGAATTTAAGGCACTAAGAATTGAAACGGCAACAAAAGAAATACGAGTATTAAGCAACTACGAGGTTTACCACAAGCATAAAAAAGAAAATAACGACGGTTAATGTGTGCATAGTAAATGTTTAGTTAGGTGCGGAGATTGGTATCCGCACTTTTTTTTTTATTTTTTTTATAAAAATATACATTGTATTTAATTTATATTATTTTTGTCCTATTAAATCACTAAACAAACACATTATCATGAAAAAAAATTTTAACAACCAGAAATTTGAATGGCTATTTGATGACATCACTTCATCAATGCCTAAAATTATTTTTGTAGGTATAATACTTACCTACGCCATCACCGCAGCGTTAAACGTGTATTTCCTACCGCTTCCTTTACTCCTTTCCATTCCTGCATCAATCATGCTGCAATTCGGAAGATTTGCCATCGTTTTCATTGACTTTTTAAACCCATCAACAAAACGCTCACCTTATCCGCCAAAAGTTGCTGCCATTGCTACCGTAATCGCATTGTTAGAATTATGGTTTTCAATTCAAGGCCAGGCACAAGGTGCGGAATTTTACGCTATGTTTTTCTTCATCGGTACAATTATCTGTTTTGGCTATGTTTTGGAAATACAATTCATTGACAAGGGCATAGAAGCGTATGGTATTGGCGTAAAACAACCAAGAAGGCGCAATGTATCTAAAACGAAGGAAAACACCGTTAAAATGAACGCTACGACCTCGCAACCTATTAAATTTACGATGGCCGTATGTTTTGTATTATCCGTAACTATGGCAACTGCCCAGGAAAACCATTTCATGGCATACAATTACATGAGCCTTGAAAAGATTGGAGGCAATAAATTAGAAAGGACTTATTATGATGTCATTGAAGAAAAGCATTTTATTGACACTATTACGACAGATTACCTTGATTCATGGAATTTCTGGGATGGATATTCAAGAACATCAATGGATAATGATTTATTTATGACATTTGGAACGCAGACAATGAAGTATAACAAGGCATTGAAATTGTGGTATTATGACAGAAAATACTACGATTATCCAGGCCTTTTAAAATTTCTTTGTAAATATGTAAAAAGAAATTTCACAAATAAAGAAATCGAATGAAGTATGTAGGCATTGATCCAGCCATGCGCCTAAACGGCTTGGCAGTATGCGTAATAGATGATAATAAAGTGTATTTTGGAAGGTACAAAAACCTTGCAGCCTGGATAATGGATAGCCTAAATTACGACAAAGACATTGCGGTGATTGTGGAGGATAGTAGCCTTCAAAATATTACCTTTCGCAAACACGCTAATGTCAAGGCTTCCAATAAAATTAGCCGCAACGTCGGGATGAATCAATGCGCAAGCAGGATTATCATAGATTTATTAACTTTGAATGGACATAGAGTGACCGGTATATCTCCACAGCAGAAAGGCAGCAAATGGACATTAGACTATTGTATGTCGGTGATCAAAGGATGTAAATTAGAGGTACACGGAAATAAAAAGCTATCTCAAGATGAAATAGACGCTTTTACTCTTGCCCTTCATGCTAAAACATTTTACAATGATGCAAGAACTGGTTATAAAAAAAAGAATTTATAAGCTACAACAGTTGCAGATGGATGAGACATTGAGAAAAAAGAAAGATTATTATTTTCTTGACCTTTTAAAAGAAAGGATAAAACAAGAACAAACTAAACTAACACTTTTAAAAATAGGACAATGAGCAACCTAAGTAAAAAAGAAGAACAATATCTTGAGGAAATGTACCATAAATTTCCTAAACCTATCAGGTACAATAATGTTATTCAAACTAACATGGGATTATTGCAATTTTATAATTCTAAAAACGATAAAGGAAATCCTTTTTATCTTTATATGTCAAAACAACGAATGTTATCTATTTTATATCAAATCATTAATTCTAACCATGAGAAGGATGATGTAAAAAAGAAAGCAGAATCAATGTTCAAAAAGATAAACACAGGGAGTGTTTGTTAATTAGTGGTTTTCCAAAATTCAGCCGCAGGTACCTTACTTGCGGCTTTTTTATTTTACCACTCAACACCCTGCTCAATAGCATATTCAAGAATACCCTTCGCGTGTGCCTTTGCAATGCTTTCCTGCCACTCTTTATCTATCATAAGTAATGCATCTTGATAATTAGTAAAGAAGCCATTCTCCGACAACACGGCTGGCATGGCAGTATTTTTAATTATTTGAAAATTTGCTTCCCGATCTAAATCGCCATCCGTTCTATCCGTTCTATGCACCCAGCCAGGTGTAGCCTTTATTACCTCATTACCTATAAATGTGGCTAATTTATCTGACTTTGTTTCTCCTGGTGTTGTAAATATTTCCCAGCCTCGTGCCTTTGTTGACTCAGCAGCATTGCCATGAATAGAAACAAGGATAGAGGATTGAGCTAATGTTTTATAACTGTTGGCAAGTTGGCAGCGTTTATTTAACGTTGTGTCATTTATATCTTCATATATCTTTTTTACTTGGAAGCCATAATCAAGCAAATAATTGTATAAATAGTTAGCCAATGACCTGTTAAAAACACCTTCAAAAAACCATCCGTAGCCATGAAAATTACCTTGCCTATGGTAAAAGCATTTAGATGGATAAGTTGTGTATTTATCAACACCAACTCCAGGCCTTAAGCCACCATGCCCGGCATCAAGGCATATTAAAAATTCGTTTGGTTTCATTCGGCAAATTGAAAATTATACTGTAATTGGTTTACCTTATCAATGGTGTATTTCATCCATATACCTGCACCTGCTTTAGGTGATAAACCTTTTTCAACGGCATAACCATTAAAATTAATAGGTGCATTTTGGTAAGTGCCTGTTTTTATATGCCATTGCTGGTCTATTTTTTCTCCATATCTACCAATGCGATTTCGTGTGATTGGAACAATCCATCTATCATGCGTATGTCCGCTTATAATAACGTTGCAGTCTGGAAGATATACCGCTTTTCTATTAGTTTGAATGACATCTCGTGTTACAGGCCCACCACCACCATACCCGTGATGATATGCTATAATTAAAGGGAATTTTGTTGATTCTTCAAAATTGCTAAAAAAACGACAATATATATATCCTGAGTAATTTCCCTGCGACATTTCCAACTGATAACAAATTTTATCAACAATGCCATACTCAATCCTTTTTTCAACGCTTGTCTCATGGTTGCCAGGAGAATAAAAAGCAAGAATAGATTTATAAGGTGTAAGAAATTCCACCACATCTTTTATAACCTCATCAATGTATCTTGCTGAGTTGTATTTAGGGTTAAGGTCAGCTTTGTTGCTTCGGGGATCATACTTTCCTTGCATCAAATCCAGCAAATCACCAAAAATAAATACTAAAGCATTCCTTTGCATTGCAAGGTCAAGATGTTCTTTTAACTTTGCCCTATCGCAATGTACACTATCTAAATGAACATCTGAGATAAATAATAAATATCTGTCTTTGCCATAAACCTGATAATCTTTAAATTCAAATGTATTCGGAAAAATCTTTGTTAACATTGTATTATTTTTTTGAAGGGAGACACAACAAGTGCATCTCCCCCGGCACAAAGGTAGCGAACCAAATGAAAGCCTATTACTTAAGTGCAGAAAATCTTTTGGCTAATTTTACCGTAAGGAAAACATGGTCAAGCACATCCTCTATTAAAATTTCAACGTTATCATTTTTCAAATCAAATCTTTTCTTTAGTTCTGCAATCAATTCCTGTTGTTCCTCTTCTGTAATGTCTTTTAATTCTTCTTTTACAAGTTCAATTCCACTAAATGCTTTTGCAGCTGAAAAGATAACAGGTACAAAGCGAGGGGCATCTGTAACGATAGAAAATTTTTTGTCTTCAAGGCTTTTTATAATTGCCTCTAAAAGATCAAAACCGAAATTAAGTACCTCTGTTGTTTCCTTAATTCCTAAAACTTTGTTTGACATAATGATAAATTTATTGGGTTAAAAAATTATCTTTTAAAAAATCTTATAATTACTGTTCCAAGGTTTACTCCTGTTATCCGCTTTACATTCTCCGCCACGCTAAATAGCTCTGTACCAGCTATCATTGATGCAACAAGATAGGTAATTGGGAAAGGAATAGAAAAGGTATTTTTTGCACCTTCAAAAATCATGATGCTTACAAAATATACGACTATCTTTTCTGTTGTTCGGTATAGTCCTTTGCTGGTTATCGCCTTGCCTTCCTTCCTTGCTGCCTTGATGCCTGTGATGGTATCCGCTATGACAACTGCCACCGTAAAGAGTAAAAAGTGTTTAATAGGCAGGAAGAAAGAGAAAATAAATCCGCTTGTAAAGGCAACGGCAAAGAACTCGTAACCTTGCTTAAAAAGGTTTACAATTATTGATTTCATTATTCTATTTTTACAAATTTTATATTATTGTCAATGTTTACATATCTGCCATTTGCATTTTTAACAAGTAAATATTTTACTCCGTCAATGTTAACTCTAATTAAATTAGTTTTAATATTTAGAGGTAAATTTACTGTTCTTGGTTGATTCAAATTAGGGTCAAAAATAAATTTGTTATTAGCATTAATCTTAACCTTCCCATTTGTAATTTGTCCATTTACATTTAACCGCCAGTTTCCAATATATTGACTGCTATCTGTAACTTCATTAGTGTTATAAATTCCTAATGAATCTGGAATGTCTTTCCAAGCTTCAATAGCAAGATTAAAATAATCTTCATAATCGCCTAAAACTTCAAAAGCATTTGGGTCATTTTGATTTAAAACACATCTCCAATAACTTTGGCTTATTAAAATTGTATCCTTATATATTTGATAGGACTTTCTTACATTAATTTTTTTATCATCTCTAATATTAAATTCAGATATGATAATTTTTTCAACCAACCCATTGTTTTGCGATATGCAAATAAAAGGTATAAAATAAAAAATAATTAATAGTTTTTTCATAATATTTTTTTTTAGTTTGTTACATAAGAAAATATTAAACTACCTTCATAATTAGTAGTAATATCAGCGACTACAATGTCATCAACGACTCCAGCTGTGCTTTGTCTGGTAAAAACTCCTTTTGTATCGTTTTTAAACACTTTAAAATAAGTGCTTCCAATACCTGTATTATTAAATCCTTGAAAAAATACTGGAAATATAAATAAACCAAATCCATTGGTTGGGTCAGATGCTGTTGTAAATGGCAAATTACCAAGTTGAATAGAACCTACTGGTGAATTTCTTCCCAATGATTCAAATCTAACATGAATATTAACTACTCTACCTATTTTAGTATAATATCCAGTTAAATAACCACTTCTTGGTGTAAATGAGCCACTTGTTGAACATGGCATAGTATATGTAAAATAGCCTTCTTCGTAATCGTCAAGTAATTCATTTTCCATCGTTCCGCTTGAATTTGTTGTTACTCCAAAATCTATTCCAGCATTATTTGCAAGGACAATATTACCATTCGTAACAACAAAATTTCCTGTACCACTTGGTGTAACTCTTATATTTTTATTACTTCCTCCAGCTGCAAATAACAATGAATCACTACCTATTATACTGCCAATGCTTGTTCCCGTTCCTCCATTTGCCACAGGTAACACGCCCGTTAATCCCGATGAAATAGAACCGCCTACCCGTGTCCAAGCATTACTTGTTGCCTTTTTATATTGCCAAATAATATTGGTATTTGTATCAAGTAAAATATACGCCATTGTATCAACAGAAGGTTTTCGAGTGGTATCAGAAGCCAAACCCCGATACACCAGCCCGTCGGCAGTCGTTTGTTCGCCCAATGTAATCTTTTGGTTTCCATTACCTTGATATTGCGCCACGGCAAAACAAGGGAAAAGGAGGAGGAAAAGGAGTTGTTTCATGTTTATGTTTTTTTTGTTTATATAGTACTTCTTTGCATTATTATCCAATTAGTACCATCACTTACAAGTGTAACCGCTCTATGTGTAGATGCAAGTAAAATTGATGTAACTGGACTTCCAGTTGGTGGAGATGAAAAAGGAATAATGTTTGCAGATGCTGATTGTAATGATCCAGAACCAGTTTGGCGAATATGCAATTCTTTTCCCGGATAAGTTGCAGCATTTGGAAGTGTTAATGTTGTTAAAACATTTGTATTTATATCCAACCAAGTAGTATTTACGCCTACGGTAAAACTTGAAGATGTGCTATTTACATATGTTCGTTCTAACCAAGGAGTATTTACTCTTCCTCCAAATGTACCAGTTGAGCTTACATCTAAAGTACCAGTAAATGTTTTATTTCCAGCAAATGATTGTGTGCCAGTTGTAACAACACCGCTGGCACTTGTTGAAGCATTAGCAATAGTTATTGTTGGTGTCGTTGTTCCATTTGCAACTGATATAGGCAAAGTGCCTGTAACATTTGTAACTGTACCAGTGTTTGTTGCGCTTAATGTGCCGCTTGACAAAGATAAGCCGCTGCCTAAAGCTATTTGATTTATATCTCCTGTTGCATCTGCACCTATAATTCTTGTTGGTGTACCATTTAAAGTTAATGTTCGAAATCTTACTGCTCCTTGAACATCAAATGAATTTTCTGGAATACGCCCTATTCCAACATAATCACTTGCAGGTAATGTTTGAATCAAAGATGTATTATTATCTCCTTCTACTCTAAATGTACCAACAGATGAACCATCCTCATTAACTACTAATCCTCCATTAATCACTGTTGCAGATGTAAATGTTTTAGCACCTGCTATGCTTTGAGTTCCTGTCGTTATTACACCTGATGTAGTTGTTGATGCATTAGAAATTGATATATCTGGTGTTGTTGTTCCATTTGTGACTGATATTGGTAATGTTCCTGTAACATTAGTTACAGTGCCGCTTCCTTTATTATTAAATGTAGTCCAATCTGTTGAAGTTAAATATCCATTTCTTCCACTCGTTGCACTTAATAATTCTATTGTAGGTGTAGTAGTAGTATTTGTTATAGACAATGGATTACCAGCCGTGCCAGATGCCGTAACACTTGTTACAGTGCCTGCTCCTATATCACTTCGAATATTAGCCGCACTCCTTGCCTCAACCGTGTTGTCTGCATTGAAACGAGGGAATGTAATAGCAGAGGGATTGGTTAAAGTAAACATTGATTGCCCAATAGTTGTTCCTCCTAAACTTGTCCTTCCTGTCGCTGCTACAAGTCCTGTGCTGCCTCCATCCCATTTAAGCCTATCTGTATATGCTGTGTTCCAATTGCTACTATTATTTGTAATACTTGTTGTCCACGTTGTGCCCGTGCTTAAAGCTATGCCTGCCTCTGGATAAATTGGATTGCCTTGTCCGGAAGAAACAGAGCCAATGCCGGAGACTGTGACTAAAGTGTAATTTTCTCCAAGTTTAAATGATGATGCTGCTACCTTGACCTTGTTTGTGTCAATAATAGAAAATTGGTCATTTAATAATAACTGCCCATTGCGGAAAAGTAAAATAAACTGCCTGAGTTGAATAGGAAATTTACTTGTTACTGTCCATGTCAATGTGTCTGATGTAGCAGGTGTATATTCTTGTTTAAGTATTTTTATTGTATCTCCTCCTATCTCAACTGCTACAATGCTATCTCTTACAAAGTCGTACACTGTGGATGTATCAACTGTTAGTGTACCTGTTGTCGTTATAGGCCCTCCTAATAAGCCATAGCCAGTCGCAACACTTGTCACGGTGCCGCTGCCTCCTCCACTACTGTATTGTGGTATGTTTAAAGTTGATCCTACCAGTGTTGCAGCTCCGCTTGTTCCAGTAGTTGTTAACGATAAATTATTTTGCTTTGTCGCAAACCTTGTAGTAAGATTAAGTAATGTAGTATCTGTCAGCTCCATTAAAACGGTAAGGTCTGCGGAGACAGTGCCTGTGGTAGTAATTGGATTTGGACTAACTGTTATTCCTGTACCGGCTGATATAGATGTTAAACTTCCCGATCCTCCACCACTTCCTGCACCTCCACCACGAGGAAATATCACCGTGTAATTTTCACCAGCCTTATAAGATGCAGATGCAATAACTACGCTTGTTGAAGTTGGGATAGTATATTGCGAAGGCAAAAGGATTTGTCCATTACGATAAACTTGAACAACATTAACACCACCAGGTACTAATGTATCACTTTGTGTCCAAATTAAGGTTGATGATGAAACATTGCTAAAATCTTGCCTTGCGTAAAATCTTCCAGTTGTGTCCGCGTACGCTTTTGTGGCATAATTAGCTAACATCGCAGCCGTGTCACTCACTAAAAGGGCAGCCGTTGTATCGCGCCATAACCCTTGACTACTTTTATAATAAAGTGATGCATTATTTACTGGTGATGTAATTTGAACATCGTGCAGCTCGTCTAATTCCTGACCATTTCTAATTTTTACAAATATTTCTCCACTACCAGCATTACTTTTTACACACACGCCAATATATACACCGTGAATTGGTGCTTGTGGCTTTGTAGATGTCAATGCGCCTGCTGTTGTGCCTGACAAATAAACGGCACTATCCTGGGTGAGTGCCGAAGTATTTAAACCAGTTATCAATCCTTCAGTAATAATGTAACCACTTTGATTATTTGCTATGCTTTCTGCAACAATGCCAAAAGTATTAGCCGATGTCGGATCGCTTGTTGCAATGGCTTTGGCTACCGTTATCCTGTTGCCTTGGCTACCTGACAAATAAACTACATCGCCCTTATTAAGCGTTGCGCCTGTTCTATTATTTACTCGTTGGTGTAATTGCTGACCTATGACGTTAGTAACATTGCCACCTTTTAACCCTTGTATTAAAGAGCCTTGTGTGTCGTTATATTCAACCTCTCCAACTCCAACCGTGCCATCTTTTGCCGTTTTGAAGGTAATGGAATCAAAGGGCATGGTCAACCCTCCACCTGCACCACTTATAGCTGCCCATACACCTTGTTTAAATACATATAGTGAGCCACTAACAGAATCAAGTATAAGATAAGCTTTTACATTTTTATCTGCATAGCTTGTTGGCTTTGTAATTGTGTCAGCGGATAGACCTCTCCAAACCAAACCATTGCCACTCGTCTGCCAGCCTAATCGCTGCTTATTACCGGTAATCGGATAGGGGATACTATCAACCGACGCAAAAACAATGTTACAGAATAAGGCTAAAAAAATAAGAAGTGCCTGGCGTTTGTTGCCAATTCTATCTATTTTCTTACCTATAAATTTCCTTCCTAAACCAAGTACAAATTCTTGCAATAATATGCCTGCCACCTTGCCAACAGCTTTTAAAAACTTTCTCTCTTTCTTTGGTTTTATATCTTCCATTAGTTTATATTTATTGCAAACACAATATAATTACTACCGTCGTAATGCGTATTAGCATCTATTGTAATAGTTGCAGGAGCAGTTATCACATATTGACTTTCAATTAATTTCTGCCCATTCTGATAAACGTGTACCGATGCACCTAAATTTGTAACTGGCAGCACACCATTGTTCTGAGTCCATGTCAAGACATTGGATGAGGTAGCTATAAATTCTTGGTTAAATATGGATACAGCAGAACCAGTAACTGTCACATTATTTATAGTTTCCGTAACATTATTATTAACCACTCCTCCGCTCCCTGCATTGTTTGCAACAAGGTTAAAGTCGCGTGGTTTGCTTATAACAGTTCTTTCGGTATAGTTAGGCATCTAATTCTATTTTAAAGTAATCACCTTGCCAAATTTCTGTCTTCAAATCAAAACTACCTCTTTCAAAAACGTAATAACCAGAACTATATTCTATTACTTTGTGAGGAAGGTAAGGATTATCAACTGTAAGGTTTTGGAATGGCATATCAACCATGCGGAGCTTTGGCGTGAGTTGACCGCGGATGACTTCGTTAACGAGGAGTTGACTAATATTTTTTCCAGTACCTATATTACCAATTTTCCATGCATTTGATGGTTCATAAATATCACTTGAATTTAAAATTCTTAATGCACCTGTTGTTGTTGAAGATGGACCATCTCCAAGATATACATCAATATTTGATACAACAGATGATTTATCATCATTATCACTTGCAAATTCAATTATATCAGATTGTCCTTGAATAGTGCCATCAGGCATAAATTCTAAATAATTATTTGTAAGATAATATTCAATGTTATAATCTGCTTTTATATCTGTACCACTTTCATCTCTTACTTCTTTTAATCTCATTTCCCATACATACTCGCCTGTTTCTGAAATCGGTGGTGTGTCAAAAGATATTGTTTTATTTATTATTTCAGTACCATCTTGTTGTATAACATCAGTAACAAATTCCCATTCATAAAATGAATTTTCCCAAGATGCAGGAGTAAATTGATAATTAAAACCATTTGTAAAATTGACATTTCTTTTTAAATATTTATTTTCTTTTTTTATTAATAAACTTGTTATGGTACCTGTAAATTTTGGACTTGATGTTGAATCTAATCTAAATGGGTCTGTATTTGTAGTATAAATTTTATATTCATAATCTCCTTTTTCTGTTATGGTTTTTGTAACACCTCCTAACCTTAATCTTAATGTACCTTCAGTTAAGGTATCAACTTTTATTGTAAGGTAATAATATTTGTTAGATACAACTGCAGGTCCTGTCCATTCAAAAATACCAGAAGCTTGAACTGCAAATAAATTACCATTTAAAATACTCCATCCAGTACCTACTGACCATGTTTGAATAATACTAAAATTCATTAATGGTATATAATCTATAATGGACGCAACTTTTACAGCATACACAAATATATGAGGTAAAAATCCGCCACCAGTTGCCCAAATACTTCTTTGATATAAAATACCAGTATAACTTAATTTAGCTTCATTATTTGTACTATCTAAAGTATCGGTTCTTACAATTACTGGGTCAGTATTAGTTATATAATTATATACAACACCAGGCATTAAATTTTTCTTTGCATTGTGATTGTATCTAACAAGAGCATTTTTTAATGATGAATAATAAGTCCATTTGCCACCACTTAATCTCATTAAATCACTTCCGGATAAATTATTCTGTATGTTTGATATAGTAAAATCATCAGTAAAAGTACCAGATGATTGAACGCCTAATGCCGAATATTTATAATATCTTAGTGATGTAGGATTATTTGCATATTGATTAATTTGTATAAACCAATAATTAAAGCCACTAAAAATTAACCTTGCACCAAATGTTTGGCATATTTTTTTTAATACATCGTAGCAACTTTGGTATATGTAATTCTTTTTTGTATCAGTATGATAAAATGCACGATGTTGAATTGCCGTCTTTAATGAAAAATCATTATTAGCACTATATGTTAAAGATGTTTCGTGCCAATTAAAGATAGTATGTAATACTGGTAAGTTATTAGCAACCAAATTTTCTTGTACAAAATCCAGCTGATTAAGACAATTAAGTATATGTTGGACAACTGTATCTTGACCATTATATGGTCCTACCGCACTTTTATAATCTAAAGTTTTTAACCAACCCAAACCATCAATTGCTTGTATTTGCGCTACATATCCAACAGATAAAGGTAAATCTTCAAACTCAACCAAATCAGTAACAATGTAACCATACCATTTAAATGATACCGTAGTATTGTCATCCTCGTAGGCAGTCAACTCCATTGTAAACCTACCCTCAACCGCTAATCCTATATCTAAAAGTAAAGTTTCAAGATTATTATTATTTATTAAAATAGATAATGATAAACGTGAACCAATAATTGGAGTAAATCTTTCTTGCCCCTGTATGCTTTCACTATCATACTGAATACCTAATGATACCGTTTCAAAATTATAAGTCATTCCAGAAAATACATTATCTTTTATTGATATTGTAATTTTCCTTCCTTTCTCGTTATATATAGTTGTTTGAAACCTTGCTGCCATTATTGTATTCTACTTAATCCCTTTTGTGATCTGTTTAACAATATAATCAAATCATTTCCGCTTATCTTTGTCTCCAATGTTCCACCAACTCCCATGTCTCCCATCATTGATTTCAACTTTGATAAAGGCGCTATTACTTCTGGATCAATACGAGCGTTTCGATTATCCCCTACCATTGCCATAGTTGGCCCAGTTGCAAGACCACCTTCAGCTAATGCAGGTGTTTCTAATTTATTTTTAACCATCTTTGATAAAGCAATTAATGCTACACCTCCTGCAATTGCAACAGCTGGATTAATTGGTGGTTTTAAAGCTAACTTTATTCCAGCTGCCGCTATACCTGTTTGTACTGCTAATTTACCAACTTGACCTAATGCATCTGCTAATGGCCCTATAAATCCTTTTAATGAAAATCCTGCACCTGATAACGCATTTCCTAATTGCTCCCCTAATGCAAATGCCAAATCATTTAATGTACTATTTATTATATCTTGTAAACCTAAATTAAAATCTTCAAATGCTAATTTTAATCTTGCTATCTTTTCTTCTAATAAAATAGCAGCAGCATCTGCATCACTAAATGGTTTAGCTATTTCTGGAGGATTTTCTTTTAATCTTTGACCAAAAGCTAATACATCTTTAGCTGCATTTTTCATTGTAGCTAATCCATTTTCAGTTAACCCTATTTGTTCTCTTAATTTAGGTGCTACATCACTTACAACTAATTTTTCTAATTCTTGTTTAGCCTTAGCTAAATCGTTTAATGTTTTAAATTCATTAAATTCAAATAGTTTTTTATCAAATTTAGGTTGTTTTTTAGTTTTATTACTATTTACTAATGAATCTTCTAAAGCCTTTATTTTAGCTTTCATTGCAGCTACTTCAGGAGAATCTGTAGTAACTGTGGTTTTTTTTGTTTCTTCTCCCCAGCTTCCACCTGCTCCGCTTGGTTTACCTGCTGAACCACCTCCAAAACCCAAATTTATTTTAGGTTCGACTGTTGTTTTATTTAATAAACCTAATGCAGTTATAACCTTCACCACTCCATCGTAAACAAAATTTATACTACTTAAAATTGCATTTATTTGTGATAAAACTATTTCAAAACTAATTACGGCTATTTTACCGAATACCAATAATAACAAATCAAATAATGGTTGTAATTTTCCTAATAATTCTAATGTTTTTGAAAATGCTGCTTTTAGTCTTTCAAAAGAACCTGATAATAAAGCTCCAGTTTTTGATAAACTTTTTTGCCCTTCATTAGTAGTTGCATAATATGCAACAAGTGAACCAATTGCAGCAACTAACAAATATGTGCCACCTGATAAAATTGTAAATGTTGAAATTAATGTTCTTGATAATGTAATTATACTTGAAATGGATGATGCTAATTGACCTAATATTAAAATAACAGGACCAACTGCAGCTGTTATAAGAGCAAATTTTACAATATTTGCTTGTTGTTCTGGTGTAAGTGATTTAAATCTATTTACTAATTCTTCCATTTTTTTGGAAACATTATCAAATACGACTTCTAATTTTAATGATTCATTAATTGTTTTTCCAAGTTCATTTAAACTTATAAATATATTATCACTTAAATTTTCAAAACTATTAGCTAAACCACCAGTAACATTTTGTGTTTCGGGTAATAATTTTAATGCTTTGCTTAATTGTAAAATAAAATCTTTTGCATCAATATTTGTAGCCCTAATTAAATCAATGTTATCAGTACCAAAAGCAGCTTTTAAACCTTCAGCCATTAATGGTAAATTACTTTGTATTACTTTATAATCCTCTGCTAATATTTTATTTTTCGAAATCATTTGAGTTAATTGGTACTGAATAGCATCAAGATTTTCTTTTCCTTTTCCTGTTGCTGCCAATGCAGTACCAAAACCTAATAATGTTTCTTTAGCTTCTTTTGCTGAAAGTCCAACGGCTTGTAAATTTACACTTCCTTGTACGGCTTCTTTTAATCCTAAACCTGGAAGTTTAGCAACTTCCCTTAAAGAAATTATTTCTTCTTTTGCTAAATTACTACTTCCCATTATAGCCGTCATACCTTTTTCTAACTTTTCCATTTCTGCAAAAGCTTTTAAGGATGCTGCACCTAACCCAACAATAGGCAAAGTCAATGATTGAGATAATGTAGTACCTACATTTTTCATTGAATTGCCAAACTTAGACATTGACTTTTCTACCCTACCAAGCTCCTTGTCAAGGTTGGTGGTGTCAATGCCAAGTTTTAAGAGTAATTTACCTATTGCCATTTATATCTCTTTATCCCATTTGTCAAAAATTGTTTTGTCATTATTTGTCAAAGGTCTGTTAGTTTCTTTCTTTACCGGTGTTTCCCATGGAAACTCTATCAAATTTTTTGGCTTTAAACTTTTTCCTTTTGCCGTATGGACATTTAGTAAAAGTGTTGTCTGCCAGCGGATGCGCTCCCATTGAAATTGCTCTTTTAGTTCAAATTGATTGTTATAACCTTGCATGGCTATAACAACTTCTCTGAAACTCATGTCGTAATATTGCGAAGGTGGAAATCTTAAAACTCCGAAACAAAATTGTTCGATAAATTCAAGTGTGAGTTCTCCACCTTCGCCACTACGTTTTTTTCATTCTCGTTTTCTGGTGGTGAAATCTCATTTGATATCATCTCCATAATGCGAGTTATACCTCCCATATCTGTGTCAACAAGATCGCAAAATGATTGCAAGGTATAAGGACATTTCTCCCCTTTAGCCTTGTAACCATGTTCAACGCCTGTATAAGCAAGTTCAAGGGCAAGCAAAAGGTCTTCGCCAAGTTGGGAAAGGTCGCTTAATTTTAGCTTCCTTTCCCTTAAAAATGTACCTAACACGAACATTCCAAATTTAATCGGAATAGTCGTGTTGGCAATTGTTATTGTTTTCATGTTAGGTAATTTTTACTATTTAGTTGTCTTTGTAATAGCACCAGTAACCTCAAATGAAGCTGAATAGCTTGTGTTTTCTTCTACTGCTGCGTTTAAATCCAATGAAGTACAGATGGCTTGCATGGTAAACACATTGTCGCCAGAAACATCTGTTGTGAATTTAATAGTTAAAGCTGTTCCACTTATTAAGTCAGTAAACAAATCATCAAACAAATAATTAGTTGATGAATCACCAGGGCCAGCGTACAATGCCTCCGTTGAAAGAGTGCCTGATAGTTGACCTTTTTTTACTTCTCTCCATCCACCTGATGCGCTATCTTTTGTTAAGATTTCACGCATTGCGGCTGTGACGTTCATTTGGCAGGAAGTTGCGTAACCGATCGCGGTATTATCTTTATAAAGACGCATCAACGTACCATTAATAATGCCAGTAGTTGCCATATTATTTTATTTTTTTTGGTTTATTAATTTTCTCTTCTTCTTTATCTGTATCCTGACCTTGGAAATAATCCATTGGTACTGGGATTGGAATGTATACTGGTTCTTGCTGAGCCTCGGCTTTCTTAGGCATTTCCTCCACGACATAGCTTTCATCAAGTAGTTCTGCAATGCCATCTTTTATCAATTGTTCTCCATATTCAGAAAGAAAAACACCTACCTTGCCAGGTGACTTGCCATTCCATTCTTTTAATAATCTTAATTTCATCTTTTCATTTTTGCATTAAAATCAATAGACATCCAATACACATTTAAATCAGCGTTATACACTTGGCTATCGCTGCTAACATAAGTTATAGTTTGAACACTAACATTATTTACTGTACCGCTAAAGCGATCCAATCTATTTCTAACATTATTAGCAAGTGTTTGCGTAGTCTCGTAATTATTAGTATAAACATCAACTTGCACATTTATTTCTTCCAAATTACTTTGACCATCTTTAA